TGGCTGCGCGATCTCAATAGTGTCGGCCTCGGGGGCTGCATCGTTGGGCGGTGCTGGAGCCTTGACCTCGATGGTGGTCTCGTTAGTGACCACTGACATTTCCCGGCCGAAGATCAGCGGGTTGGTGATCTTGCCCCAGTGCTGGCAGCCACGGCAAATGCCGGGCATGGCATCGTCCATCGCCACGCAGGAGTACGGCCCCTTGATTTCGGCGAGCTTCTTGTGCATGCGCTCAGCGTCGTAGGGGTGGAGCTCCGAGAGCCACGCAGCCGCCTTCTCGCCATCGTCGCAGACCTTGGCCCAGCTGAGCATCCCACGCCAGACCGGCTCCATGCCGTCATCAGATGCGTTCTCAACGTAGTTCTGGAGCTGGGCGCAGCCTGAGCCGTGCTTGGTTTTGATCAGAATGTTTTTGAATTTGGTCACGCTGTTTTGCGTGAGCGCCATGGAAACAGAAGAAGGTTTGACACTGGTCGGCCTCTGCCCCGGCAAGGCCAGAGAAGAGCTGGGCATCTTCACAAAGTCGCGCCCCACGCCGTTGGCCGTCAGCACCGCGTCGATGTCAGCAGCGTTGAACCGGTCGCCCTCGGAGAGAAAGCGCACACGGGTCGGCTCACGCACAGGCTTGCCGTTTTTGATCCCGGTGTTGGTGGAGTCCGGCACACGCAGAACACGTGAGGCGTCGCTGGTGATGGCGGTGTCGATCTCAAGCCCGTGCTTGAGGCACATCTCTTTGAACCGGCGGGCCAGTGGATACCAGTCCTCCTTGAACAGCACCTCGTTCAGGGGCCAGTAGGCGTGGATGCCACCGCCAGAGTGCACCACCCACGGGTCGCCCAGAGCAGACAGCCCAGTCTTTTCGCAGAACTCTTGCAACGCCAGCGCCGCAGCTTTGGCGCTGGGATATGCCTTGGCCTTGACCACCATCTCGCCGGTCTCTTCGTCCAGCGTGGAGGGCAGGTCCTTGGGGTGGTTGCAGTCGATGTCCACGGCCAGCAGCTGGCTGGCGTGCATGTTGTCCTTGGTGCGGTCCTTGTCGGTGCCGAACGTGCCCAGGGCAAAGTAAGTGTCGAGTCCTTTGTCGGCCCACCGCTGTACCGTGGGCATGATCTCCTCAAGCGTCTGGCCAAAGACGTGTTGTTTTTTGTTTGTCAGTTCTACCGCGCAGTAATAGCCATTACCCGGCGACGGCAAAACCGCCGCTAGAAAATCGAGCGGGGTCATGGAGGTCCTTCGGAAATGGGTTACAGCGGCAGGGTCAGTTGCTTGTCGTCGGTGAGGGGGTACTCGTCAAGCGGAGCGAGTTTGCGAAAGCGCTCGTACAGCTCCAGTTGCAGTTCGCTGGGCAGCCCGGCCATGGTCCACGAGTTGTCGCAAGCCAAAATCAGTTCCCTATTACTCAGGGTTCGAGGTTCAATTCCGTGCATACCTTGCTCCATGCTGCGTCAGCGTTGGGTGATGATTGAAGAATCTTGAGCAACCACTCGGCGCGATCACGATACGCCGGGAAAATTTCTTTGCCCAAGAACCAGTTGTAGACGGTCTGGCGTGTCACGCCGAGCGCCTTTGAGATTCGCACGACCGAGAAGTCGTGGTAGATGGCCCACCGCCCAAGCTGGTTGCCCAGCGACTTGGGGGTGTCAGCCACCTTGTTGATGATGTCTTGTGAGTAGGGCATGGGTTATTTGCGGTTTTGCGCCAGCAGAGCGCACACAACCGTCTCAGCAGAGTTTTGCTCGTACAGCGCACACGACGTTACCAGCGGATCAGCGCCGTTGGCTACGGCCTTCTCCCACTTGTCACGACGGTCTTGTGAGCTGTAAGTACAGGATGCGATAAAGACCACCACAACAAGCGTGGCCATGCCCCAGATACGCAACCAAAAAGTGTTTTCTTCCATGGCTTTCTCCTTATAAGGTGGGGCTGCTACTTCGTCTGCGTCTGGTTTGGCTACCTGCCGGTGCAGGACGCCGCTCCCCGGATTTACTGAGCTTTTACCTTAGCGTTGCCGCTACCAGCATCCGTCTTTTCACAGCCCCGAACTTTTTACTCGTCGTCCCAGTCGCTCACGATGTCAGCGAGCTTGGACTTCTTGGCAGGCACGGCCGTTGCTTTGGCGGTTTCCTTGCGCACTTCCGGCTCATCGTCTGCGTCAGCAACAGGCTTGGTCTTGGGGGCCTTGGCCTTGGGCGCTGGGGCTTCCTCTTCCTCGTCCTCAACCACGGGGGCAGGTGCGGGCTTGGCTGCTGCTTTGGGGGCAGCGCCGGGGATACCCAGAGGGGGAGCCTTCACGCCATCGGCTTGGGCCACGGTCATGGTGACAGCAGCTTTGGCCTCGGCGGTGTCGCCTTGGGTCACGACAGTGGGGTACTCGTCGTCCGTCAGCCAGCGCACAGGCTGGAAGAACAGCTTGGGAGACTCCGCCTTGGTGTCGAACTTCATGCGGGTGACGATCTGCTCGGGGTTGACCGGAGGGTTCTGCGCTGCCAGGAAGCGGGCGTAGGCTTGCAGGGGGCGCTTGTCGCCGTCCTCTTTGCCGAACACGCTGGTGGCGGGCAGGGTCAGTTGCAAAACATCACCGTCCATGTTGTTGGCCAGCACCACGGCCAGACGCTGTTGGAAGCGGCAGGCGCGAGTATTACCGTTGCCGGAACCGGCTTCGTTTTGCGGGCAACCCATGCAGGTGCTGTGTTGCGGCTCCTTGATGGAGGCGTCGGGCTTTTCGCCGTCGTTGCTCCAGCAGTCCGGGCGCACGATCTTGTCCGCATCGTAGGAGCCAGCGTAAAAAATACGGCTGACTTTGGGTGCAGCACGCACGATCACCACGTCGAGGTGACGATCTTCCACGCTGGCAATCTCCTTGCCACCGGCCACCAGACGGAACACGCCGCCTTTGATGCTGATGCGCTTGGTGTTGCTACCAGCTCCGCCACCGGCGAGGGCGCGGGCAGTTTCGGACAGCTCGTTGTTGCGAGCGAATGCAGGAACGTTTGACGAATTGAAAAGCGTAATGTTGCTCATGATTGCGTTACTTTCTTAACGGGGTTACACGAATGTCGAAGCCAGTGACGGCGTTAAGGCCCGGGGGGACAACGCCCGGGTTCTCTTCCAAGAACTGCGCCATGTTGGTTTGGGCGATGCGCTTTTCCAACAGGTCCACCATCTGGTGCTCAAGCACGAACTGCTTGAACGAATCCCAGTCGGCGGTGTTGTAGCGCGTCGTCTTCGTCAACGACACAGTTCCGGCGGAAGTTCTGACCGACGTCAGCCCGAGGGCTTTCATCTGGTCCTTGATGGCAAGGCGAATCTCTTCGCGCTGCTCTTCCAGATCGGCGATCTGTTTGTCGAGCAGAGCTTGCTTCGCTTTGATCTTGGCGTGGATGGCGACCAGCTTGTCGAGCGGGATCGCTTCTGTGGCGGATGCTTGCTCCACCTCTTCGAGGTCTTCAGTCATTGCTTTCTCCTAATGGTTTTTTGTCAAGCGTTGGACAGTTTACATGGTTTTTATGGCGGTGCAACCCCCTTTTCAAGAATTTATTTCGAGCGCGAACATCTCGGTCAGGAGTGAGCTGTCGCTAACTTTTGCGCTGAGCGCCTTGAACATCTTCTTCTCCACAGGGGAGCCTTGGATGTGGATAACTGTCACCTTGTCGGAGTTCTGCCCCTTGCGGTCAGCACGCGCAATACACTGGATGTACTGCTCGACACTCATCAGTGGGCCGTAGAACACAACGGTGTCAGCTGCCGTTAAGGTGATACCGTGGGCGGTAGCTGCGGGCTGCATCACCAGCACCCGAGGGTTCGGGTCTGTTTGGAACCTGTGGATAATGTCGGCCCGCTTGTTGGCAGTGATGCCGCCGTGGATGCACTCGTTGGTGATTCCCCGGCTTGTCAGGTGGTTCTGGATGGTGTCGATGCTGGCGCGGAACAGGGCGAAGATGATGACCTTGCGGCTCGTCTCCTCCAGAATCTCCTCCAACACGCCCAGCCTGGGCGCAGCGTCGAACTCCACCACCTCCTTGGTGTCCGTGAGCGCAGCCCCTGCGCTGATTTGCAGCAGCTTGGAGAGACTGGCAGCGGCGTTGACCGCCGTGATGACTTCTCCTGCCGCCTGCACCAGCATCTGGTCCTTGAGCAGGTTGTAGTACTTGATCTGCTGCGGTGTCAGCGGAACCTCGCGGGTGAGCGTCATGACTGGGGGCAGGTCCAGGCACTGGTCCTTGGAGAAGCGGATTGCTGGTTGCAGGGCGTTGTAGACCCGCTCCTTGGCGTCAGCCCTCGGTGCCCACTTGTACATGGTGATCTTGTTCATCACCGCATCACGCCACCCAGTGAAGAAGGCAGGCACGCCCTCGGGGTTGACCAGCTTGGCCAGCCCGTACGCATCGGCAGGGGACTGCGATGCAGGAGTCCCCGTCATCATCCACAGGTGCGTGGTCGGGGTGAGGATGGACTTGAGCGTCTTCCAGCGCTTGGTGGTCACGGTTTTGTAGGCGTTGGCCTCATCGACGATCACCAAATCAAAGCGCCCATCGTTCTTGATTTCCTCAGCGATCAGGTTCAGCCCGTCGTAGTTGCAGATCACAAACTCGTAGTCCTGCTGGATCATCTCGATGCGCCGCGCTGCCTTGGGATGGTGCGCCACGATAGCCGAGCGGTGGATGATGGAGTTGTTCAGATCGCTCAGCCACGCCGAGTGCATGATCGACAGTGGGCACAGGATGAGCACACGCCGCACAAAGCCCAGCGTCATCAGGTAGTCGGCAGCCCACAGGGAGGCCAGCGTCTTGCCCGTGCCAGGATCGTTGAAGCAGAACGCACGCTTGTGCATGGTCAGGAACGATGCCGTCTCCACTTGGTGCTGCATCGGCTTGAACCGCCCGGGCCATTTGTAGCGCCGAGTGATCGGGGACTGAATGTCCTTGACGCCGAGGTTCTTCAAGACTCGCGCTTCGTCCAAGCCCCAGTACACAGCAACGTCATAGCCGCCGTCATCGCGCTCGATGACCTTGTGCTTGGGGATGATCTTGTACTTTTCTGGATTGCGAGTCCTGAAGACGACGGCTTTGTCGTCAATGATTTCCATACATATTCTCCCAGTCTTTTTCTTCTTGTTTAAGGCGACGCTTGAGTTCTGTGAACGTGATCGGTGGCGGCACGTTATCGTCTTTGACTTGCTCTTCCCACTCAGACAAAACATACCGTAAGAATTTAGGGTTGAGGCCCAGCGCCGAAGCGACAGCGTTGTAGATGCCGCCCGCAGCTTGCGCAGCAACCGCTGCCATGAGGCCGTCGACTGGTGAAAACTGTTCGAGCCGCTCATCAAAAAGAAGCTCCCAAACATTCCTTGCTTCGTCAGCAATATCGCACCAATCGCGCAGCTTTGTTGCCTCGAAGTAGCAGTGCAGCAGGTCCGAAAGGTCCTCGTCGTAGTCGTCGTCAGCCCAGTTGCGCATCCGATCTTTCAGTACTTGTAAGTCGTCCATTGCTTTCTCCGTAGTTTTATTTGTCGCTCATGTTTGCCTTGGGGCTTCGCAGTCGGGTGTTGCCCGGCGTTGACTTGCCGCCTGCACGCAAGGGCTTGATGTGGTCGATGTGTTTGCCTGCTCGATCCACACCCTTCTTGTCGTACTCACGACGCGCTCGCTGGCGCTCGATCTGGTCTTTGGTTTCGCCGGTTGCTTTTTGCAACTTGTATGCGTGTTTGTAGTCACGTTTTCCGTTCGTCTGTGTCATGGTTTTTCCTTTGCCGTTACGCATTCTCGGTTTTTAGACTGCTGATCTCTGGGCAGCCAAATGCAATTGCTTGGTGTATACCCACGGTTGTTGTTTTTTCTTTCAATAGAGCCTTTCTGGAAAGGGCAAGCGCCCATGTCCGCAAAGAAGTTCTCGAATTTTTCCCAGCGTTTGCACACGGTAATGCCGCGCCCTCCGTACCGGTGGTATCTCGGGTGCTTCGGATCGGCGCACCGCCTTCGCATTGCAGTCCACACACGGAACTCAAACGTGTCCGTCATACCGTGTGTTCGTACACGAGATGCGGCGGCTTCATTTCTAAAGCACCCGCAGCTCACCGCGTTTCCTTTTGTCAGCAAATCCGTACGGCAGTCTTTCTCCGTGCCGCACGCACAAACCACACGCCAGACAGCCGCGCCTCTATCGGTGCTGCCATTCCTGTACAGCACGGTCAGTCGGCCAAATACTTTATTTGTGAGGTCTGTGGCAGGGCGCGGCATGGGTCAGTTCCTACGTTTGTTGTACTCGCATGTTAGCACAGGACAGTAGCCACAAAGTGGCGTGGGCTTTGGGTTCCACACGCCGGTGTCATGTGCCTGTTCGATGCGGGCGACACGTTCCCGGTAATCCCACCAGTAGTCCTCGGCTTCGCCACGCAAGAAGCTGGCTTTTACCAAGTCGTTCTTGACCACGAACAGGAGGCCGCCCATCACTTTGCGGATGTGCGGAAAGTGCGCGAACACCATCAGCGCCATCAGCTTGAGCTGCTCCCTGTCCGGGTACTTGTTGTTGCCTGTTTTATAGTCGACCACGTACGCTGTCAAGTTGTCATCGTCGATGATGAGCAGGTCGGCGATACCCCGGCACCAGACTTCTTTATCGTTAAAAGAACACGGGGACAAATCTGCCTTTATCCCCATCTCGTGCTCGCACAGTTTCCTGCCGGGCTTTGCC